AACTTCTTGGCGATTGCCTTTTGCGTGTTGCGAATACGCCCGCCGCAAACGGTCAGTATCGATATGAGCGTGCTATTGTGAATAATAGCGTCATACGGCACAAGCCCGATAAAGCGCGCCACGTTGATTATGCAAAGCGTCTTGTGGTCGTAGAGAATATACTCGATATTGCTCCAATCCCACAAAGCCTTTTCTTTTTCCCACGCTTCCTTTTTGGCGGTGTCGGTGGGTGCGGTTTCGGAAAGTCCAACGAGCGTGCTGTTGTCTTGTCCGAGCGCGTTCGACGTGAATATCTTTACCTTACCGCTGAACAGCGTACCGATATACACTTGACCGAGCGCCGAAGTTTCGGTCGCGCTTGCCGCCGAGAAGTATGTCCTTTCGTTCAAATGCTTAAGGAATACCGCGTCGGTGTCGTCGCTTATAAGCAGCGTGTCCGGCTCGGCTCCGGCTTTGCGAATAACCTTGCGGTCGTCGATTATGTTATCGATCACGGTCGTTTTCGTGCAGCGCTCCGTATTTGCCGAAGCGGGTGCGCCAACGTCGGTCGGATCGGGCGAACCGCCGCCGTTGATAAGGTACGAAAGATAACGAAGCTCTTTGACCTCGTCGTAGCTCTCGGACGCGAGCTGCACCTTGTCGGCGGTCTTGCCGCTTACGCGCGCCTTGTCGATAGGCTCGTAGACAACTTCCGCAACTTTCAGCACGTCGTTGCACTTGACCTCGATAAACTTGCCGTCGCTCGAAGTGGGTACGACGCGGAACGCTTCGTCGTCCGTAGCCTTGCACATATTGACCTTGATTTTGTCGAGCTTGCGAATAAACGCAACCGCGAATTGGTTGTCGACCATAAGGCTCTCGACGTCGGTCGCGTATGTTACGCCCGGTATCATTACCTTATCGCGAAACAAATTCGGCTCGAGCATATCGATAACGCCGCCGTCAACGGTTGCTCCCGCTGTGGGGAGGTTGCTGTCCTTATTCCAATTTTGGAATGCATCACCCAATGTGATTGCCATGATTGGTGTTCTCCTTTATGAAAAAAATTTTAGGTGTCGTACCCCCTTGCTTTCCGCAACTCCGCGACCCTTTTTTCAAAGTCGTTGAGTACGGGCGGGTTTTCGGGGGTCGGCGCTGTTTTGCCCGCGAGGGGTGGTGTCTTTCCGAAAGCAATTCGCCCCTCTTGCGATGCTTGCCATTCGGGGTATTTGGCGACGAAGTCCGCGACCTTGTCTATGGACGCGCCCTCTGCCATAAATAACTTGGTTGCCGCTTCGATGCGCTCGGCGTTTATACCGGCTTTAAGCAAGGCGTTCTCCACTTTAAGGCTCGTTACCTCGTCGGCGGTTTCCGTCTTTGCTTGGGTTTCCGAACTCGGCGGCGGCGTAGGCGGTTCGTCTTTGTGGGTCAGCCTTGTTACCACGCTTGCCGCAAGCTCTTTGACGTTCGGCGTTATGCCTTGCATCACTTGCTGTTTGACAAGCGTTTTAATCGCTGTGTCCTCAAAGGCGTTGTATCGGTCGGGCAAACTTGCCTTTGCGGTCTTTGATACGCGACGGAGCGTTGCGTTGTAGGTGTCGTACTGCTCCGCTGTCATTTCCCGCGCCGGTTCTTTTGCTGGTTCCTCTTCGCCTTGTTTCGTCGTGTCCGTTTGTGCTGCGGTGGGATCGTCCGTAGCGGCGGGCGGCGGTGTTTGCTGTTGGCTCTCCGCTTGCGGTTGTGCTTCAGCTTGCGGCTGTTCCGCTTGCGGTTTGCTCTCCGGCTGCGCTGCGCCCGGGGTGGTGATTTGTTCTCCCTCGTTGGGTTTCTGAACTTCTTGTCCGTCCATTGTGTTTGTTCCTCCGTTAACGTCTGGGTGACTATTTTTTTGTATATCTAACCTTGCGGCTGAATACCTTTGCTAAACGCCGTATTTTGCGCGACACGGCGTTTTGTTTATTCGGCGGGCGTTTGCTCGCCGTCGGGGTTGTCCTTGTCTTGCAAGTCCTTTTGTGCGTCCTCGTCGTCGCCGTCGGGGTTCTCTTTGGGCGGCGGCGTTTTCTTGGGCGGCGGTTTGTTGGGGTCTACTACTTGTATCAGCTCGTTGCTCTTTTGGGCGTATATAAGGTTTGCTTCATTGTAAACGGCTTCGTCGCTCCAATCGGGGTGTTGTTCTCGGACAGCTGCGAATACGCTCATAATGTTTGCTTGAACCTTACGCGCAAGCACTTCGGCTACTTCTTCGGGCGTGTCCACTATGTACTTGCGGAACGCCGCTTTTATGCCGTGATACTCTTCGGCGACGATCGCGCTTTTGCCGGTCGCCCTATCGGTCGCGGTGGTGTTGCCGTTGATATAATCTTCGTATTGAAGAAGCACGGCAAATAGCTTTGTCAAATACCTTTCGTAATCTTCGGCGAACGAATTACGCGTCCGAATGCTGTTGCGTTCTTTCGCGTTTTGCGTTCCCTCCGCTTCGACGTGTCCGGAAAGCTGCAAGCCAAGCGTCGCCGCGTTTATGCCGGTCTTATTGAGCGCGATATTGATTTGGAATTTCGCGCTCTCCACGAACTCGGTTGTGTTGAGCTTCGCTTGTATTTGCTGCAGTAGCTTTTCGGCTTCTTTCGCGTTCTTCGGCAAAAGGAACGAGTGGCGGCGGGTACTGAATGCTCCCTTGTCTTTGTCGCCCTCGATATTCGACGGTATCATTTGCTCGTCTATAAGCAAATACGGAAATGATTTGCGTACCGTGTCCACGCAATTCGACAGTATCTCGTCGAGCGCGCTCGATACGCTCTCCAAACCGAAAACCACGCCGTAAGGTCGCCCGTTGCCGTAAACGCTCGCGCCTTGCGTGTTGTTTAGGTTGTTCGGCAAGTAGATAATCGGAAAGTCTACGAGCGGCAGCACCCGCTTCTCTTCGATGCCGTATGCTTCAAATACTTGCTTTTTCAGCTCTTTGTTTCTATCGCAAAACTTCGAGCCGTTGAATATACGGTGTCGCTGAATTATTCCGTCGTCCTCGTAGCGCGTAACGCCCTCGCGCTTGACCGCCTTTTTGCGGCGCGTGTATATGGTGTGTAGCTCATAGTCTTGCGGCTCGTTGTTGAGAAACACTTGCTGCTTGACCGTGTATTCTACGATGCGGTTGTACTTGCGTTTTATCACAAGCCGCTCTGCCGGTACAAGCTCGATAATCGGTAGGTTCGATATATCGGGGTCAAAGTGTATGTGCCACGCCGCGTCGCCTATGCCGAGTGTTTCGATAAGGCTCGCTTTCAAAATCGACGTGTCGAACTCGTTTTCGTCGAGTATCGGCTGCAATCGGTTTTTTATCTCGGGCGGCACAGTTTCGTCGAAATCGTAACCCGAACCGCATACGAGCTTTGCGATACTCCCGCATATCATTGGTATAATTCCGAAGAACTCTTCGGCATTCTCCACGAAGTCGTCGCCGTAATAGAACGAGCGTTTAAGCTCGGCTATATTGTACGCATCGGCAAAGAACCGCGCCGCTTCATTCCTATAAAAGTGCTTGATAACGGTCGGATCGTTTGACAGCAGCGCCCGGTACTTCGCTGTATTGAACGCCCAAAACGCGCCCGGATTGTACAGCTTGGTTTTGTTCGCTTCTATCAAATTCATTTGGTACGGGTTTTTGATTTCGCCCATTGGTGTAGCCCTCTCTTATGTCGCGCCGTTGCCGAGCTTCCGCAATTCCATTTCGGCGGTGTAGTCGACGGGCGGCTTAATGACGCGGTCTTTCGTCCAATCTTCCTTGACTACCGTCCACCCGCGCTTTTTGTAGCCGCCGCGTTCGTAGTCCTCTTCGCATATAACCGTCCGCATTTTGCCGGTCGGGTCTTGTATGCAAATTCGGCTATCGCTTCGCACATTAGCCATTTGCTTCACCCCCGCTTGCGTTCGCGAGCAGTCCGTCGTCTACCGCTTCGCTTTCTTCGGCGGCGTTCTTCGTGGCTTCCACCGCGTCGTTCACCTTTTTGTCGGGCGCGGTCTTTTTGCTCTTGTCTTTCTTGCCCTTGCCTTTGGCGTCGCTCTTGCTTTCGCTGTCGCTTGCCTCTTGCATAGCTGCGTCGATGCGCTTGTCCGCGTCGTCTTGCGGCTTCGGCGTAAGCGGTCGCTCTCTCCAACCGTTCGCCTTATAGTCCGCTATTCTGCGGTCGTTATCTTCGACCACCGTTACAAGCGCGCCTTTGGTAAATTCTTTCATGTTATGTCCTCCGTTCCCTTTCCGGGTATGATATTGCCGTGATTGATTGCTGCGGCTTCGGCTTCCTTTTGGGCTGCCAAGCCGTCGACCATAGAACGCAAGGACACCGAGATTGCTGTCGCTGTTTGTCCGAGCGTCTTGTCTATGTACAGCTCTTCAAAATCGCCTTGCTTAATGGACGGGTTGCTGTCGTGCGTGTGCATCTCGCATACGTTGACTATACCCTTGCGTATCTCCGCAAGGTATTTGTTGAGCTTCTTGCTTGCTGCCGCCGATAGTCTGAACGGCTGCGGCTGTTTTCGTTTTGCCATGTGGGCCTCCTAATAGAATTGTATTTTGTTTTGCGGGCGGCGGGTTGCGTCCGCGAGTATCTTTGCTAACCGCCACAAAATGAGATACGAGAAGCAGTCGGCGTAGTCTTGCCACACGTCGGCTTGGTCTAATTCCGAACCGTCCTTGTCCTCTAAAATTTGGCGGTGTGCTTTGAGCATTTGCTCGTCGCACCATACGATGCGGCTTGTCGGGTATTGCTTGCTTTGCATCATAAGCTGACACTTAATCGAAGCCCTTGTCGGCAAGTCGGGGCAAAGCCATTTGTCGGTCTTAACGCAACCGAGAATGCTCACCTTGCCGCGCCAACGGCTGTGATTTTGCCAAGTGCTAACGAGCTTGTAGTCGGCTTTGTCTATCAGTATCGTTTTGAACTTGCCGTAGAATTTGAGCCAATAGCTATACAGCCACGCTTCGGCTTCGGTGATAATGTCGCGGTGTTCAATGCTGTTTATCTTCTTAGAAGCTATCGCCACGACGCGGTGGTATTGCTTCGTATAGCCGCCAAGCGCAACGATCGTGTGCGATTTGCTGTCGTCCTCGCCGTTCACGCTCGCGCCGACGTCGACCGTTGCGACCACTTCTTCGAATGCGTTAAGGTTTAGGTCGGCAAAGTTTACAAGCTGCACGCCGCCGAGTAGCTTCGCGTACAGCGCGCCCTCCGCGTAGCCGCGACAGCCGAGTATCTTCGAATAGTGGTAGAAGCTCCCGACCGGGTAGCTGTTGACGAGCCGCGCCGTTTGCTCGGGTGTCTTGTGCGGGCAGTCGTCTTGTAGGTTGAAATGGTAATAATGTTCGCTCGGGCGGTCCTCCACCATTTCGTCAAGCTCTATCTTCGGCACGGTGTCGCGGAACATAACCGTCGCGTGGTTTACAAGCTCGGTGTAGAACTCTTGCGTAGGGTTGCCGCCGTTGGTCGTGGTTATCAGCCAACCGGGGTATGCCAAACGCTGAACGCGTCCGTATGCCTCGCGTATAACGTCCGGGTGTAGCGCCGACAGCTCGTCAAGCAATATGCCGCCCAAGTCAAGCGACAGTATGTTCTGATAGCTCGCTTTGTTGTCCGCTCCGGCTATGTACACTATTTTCTTGCCGTACTTTCCGTAGATGCAAAAGTGCGAACCGGCAGCATCCTTGTTACCGTCGCTGTACTCGCTGCACAGCCCTCTGTGTATGTTGTACAAGCTGTCGGCTTTGTCTACGAAGTTACGCTTGGCGAGTACGCTCGACACGCCTATAATCGCAAATTGGTTGACGTTTGCGGGCGCGTTCATTACTCGGTCGAAGAATGTCAAACCGCCGACGAGCGTCTTACTCGTTCCCATAGCTCCGCACAAGTGAATGACCGGTGCGTCGTCCGCGAATATCGCTCGCATTTTCTCCGTCCATATCACTTGGTCGAATGTCATTTCTTCTTCGCCCCTTTGATAGCCGCCGCCGCTCGGTCGTATGCCGCGCGCTGCTCGTCTTTAATCTCCAAGTTTACGGTGGAAGCCGCCGCCTCGCCGCGTATCTCGATTAAGAGCTTGTTCGCTTGCGCGTCGCCGTTCTCGGCTTTTTGCATTAGCTTCAAGAGCCGCAGCGTTTGCCGTGTGTGCATATCTTCGGGTATGCCGAGCCTTGTCATAATCTCGCCGTTGCCGTCCGTTACCGGGAGGCCGTCGAGCATCTCCACTATCTCGCGCGACGTCTTGGCTTGCGCTCGTACTTCGGCGCTCTTCTTGCCGCCTTTGCGTCCGTTCTTCACGGCTTCCTCACGGCTTGACGGTGGCTTTTCCTTGCCGAAGCGTTTTAGATTTTTCTCGTTTGCCATTGGTCCCTCCTATTAGAACAGCCCCCACTCGGCAAACTTTTCAAAGCCGCCGATATCGTTTATGTAGCTTCTCGCTATCTCTACGATTTCGGCGTAGGGCTTTCCGTCTATTGTTGTATCACCTATCGCGCACGACAGCTCTACGGGTCGCCCCGTTTCTTGTGCTTTAAGGAATGCGTATATATTCACGCTGACGTCGGCTTTCGATAGGTCTTTGCCGTGTAAGCCGCCGCCCGTTACCGAATGCCCCATATCGCTGCCGAGCTTTCGGTTGGTTGCTCCCGTGTCTACGTTCAAACCGCCGAGCCAATCTCCGAGCGGGTTTACTATGATTTTACCGCAGCCGCCTTTGGCGAGATTTTGCCGCAGCTCGTTCGTGTTCGCGTGGCTTTGGCATACGATTATTTTGTCGCCGTCCACTATGTACTTTCCGTCGCTCTGATATTCGTCGTATAAGGCTCTTGCAAGCCAAGACGCGCGGTGTTCTTCTTCCGTTAGCGGAATTCCCTTGAATATTCCGTTATCGCCACAGCGTAGCTCACAGCGCTGATTATCGGCAAGCGCCGCATCTTGGTTGTGTCTTACATAGTCAACCGCGATTGTTCCCGCAATTCGCCACACGGCGCGGTTTATTTCTTCCGTGCGTAGCACCACCGAGCTTTCGGCTATTATGTGGGCTTTGCCGTGTCCGATTAGGACCTCGACCGCTATCTTCGGGTTTCGGTCTTTCATGTACGCCATATCGACGAGCGCGCCCGCTATGCGGTCGGCTATCTTGTCGGGGTGGCTCGGGTTTACTTTTTCGATCATTGTATCTTTACCGCCTTTTGACCGGTTAGCTTCTCCCACCGGTCGATTATTACGTCGCAGTAGCGCGGGTCAAACTCTATCGTCGTGCATACTCTCCCGAGCTGCTCGCAAGCTATCAACACGCTTCCGCTGCCGCCGAACGGATCGAGTACGCTCTCGCCCGGTCGGGTGCTGTTTCTTATCAATCTTGCAAGCAGTTTAACGGGCTTCATTGTAGGGTGTTCGGCGTTCCGCGCGGGTTTGTCCTCGTTAATAACGGACGTGCTTTGTTTGTCCGAGAATATGTCTTGCAAGAGCTTGATTGCTTCGTCTTTCTTGAGCTTTTTTAGGTTGATGCCTTTGTCCTCGTACACCGTCGCTTGCGTTCGGTCGTCAATGAAGTAATGAGCCGCGCCGTCTTTCCAGCCGTACAAGCAAGGCTCGTGTTTCCATTGGTAGTCTTGCCGACCCATAACTATGGTGTTCTTATTCCATACAAGGCATTGTCTTACTTTGCCCAACTGTTCGCGCGCCGCCTTGCGGAAGTTTTCGCCCTCGCTGTCGGCGTGGAATATATACCAAACGCCGCCCGGCTTTAATGCTTCGGCGGCGTTTCGGAACGCGTCACTCAAAAACTCGAAAAACGACGCGTCGTCCTTTTTGTCGTTCTCGATTTTCAGCTTGTCTTTCGTTTTGCCCTCGTAATCTACGTTATACGGCGGGTCGGTCAACAAAAGGTCAAAGAGCGCCCCCCCCCCGAGATTTGTATAGCTCAATGCACTTGTTGCATCTCCGCATAGCAGCGTATGCGCGCCGAGCTTATACATATCGCCGAGCTTCGCTTTCGGTTCTTCGGGTGGTTCGGGTTCGTAATTATCTTCGTAGGCTTCGCCGGGTAGCGTGGTATCGAA